CTATCGCACGCAACCGGAACTCCGGTCGGCGGTGGATTTCCTCGCGCGTAACATTGCGCAACTACCGCTACACGCGTTCGTCCGTATCTCTGATTTGGAGCGCGAACGTCTGTCCGGTGTGCCGCTGACGGAGACACTCGATCGGCCCGACACGACGACGACGCGTTCTAAGTGGCTCGACGCGTTGGTGAAGGATCTTGCGATCTATGACGCCGCGTATTTCGTCAAGGTGCGCGGCGAGAACGGGCGCGTGGCGTTGGTCCGCATTCCGCCGAACGGCGTAGAACTGTTGGGCGATAACTGGTTGGTCCCGACCGGGTATCGTGTCCGGGGCACGGCCGGAACGGTCGATTTCACCCGCGAACAGGTGATCGACATTCACGGATACAACCCGGACGACCCGCGTCGCGGTCTGTCCCCGATCGAGACGCTCCGTCAGATCCTCGCCGAACAACACGCCGCCGGCCGTTACCGCGAGAAGTTTTGGGAGAACTCGGCGCGTATGGGCGGCGTTATCGAACGACCGATGACCGCGCCGACGTGGTCGAACGAGGCACGTGCCCGGTTCCGCGCGGAGTTCGAGGCCGGTTACACCGGCGCGGCGGCGTCTGGTCGAACGGTCGTGTTGGAAGAGGGAATGACGTATCGTCCGGTGTCGTATTCGGCACGTGACGCGCAGTATTTAGAGTCGTTCCAACTGTCGCGCGAGATCGTCGCAACCGCTTACGGTATCCCGGTCGGTTTGCTCGGTCTCGGTGCGACGAACTACGCGTCGTTGACCGAACAACACCGGCAACTGTACGCCGACTGTCTCGCACCGTGGTTGACCCGTATTCAGGAGGAACTGGAAACGCAACTACTCCCCGAGTTCGATGTCCCGGCGGAAACGTATTTGGAGTTCTCGCTCGCGGCGAAACTGGCCGGGTCGTTCACCGAACAGGCGGCGATCCTACAAGCGTCGGTCGGTGCGCCGTATCTGTCGCGCAACGAGGCGCGCGCACGTCTGAACCTGTCACCGATCGATGGGGGCGACGAACTGGTGATCCCGCTAAACGTCCTCGTCGGCGGGCAGGCGTCGCCGCAGGACTCGGTCCCCGAGTCGCGCGTGTTGGGCGGGTTGTCATCGGACGAACCGACGGCGACAAAATCGGCCGGCGATCCGGAGAACGTGAAGGCGCTCCGCCGGTCGCGGATCTTGCGCGAACGTCGCGACGCCGCTAAGGAGTTCGAGACGACGATCGTCGACGCGCTGAACCGTCAGAGTCGGTCGGTCGTGTCGAAAATCGGCGCAAAGAGGAAGTCGCGCGTAAAGGCGACCGCCGGGGACGTGTTCGACCGTACCCGGTTCGATCGTGAACTCGCCGACGATCTGAAACCGGCCGTCCGCCGGTTGGCGCGTCGTATGGCGGCAACGGTCGCCGATTGGGACCCGGATAACGCCGCCGAGTATCTCGACGCGTTCGCGGAAGGGACCGCCGGGGCGATAAACGACTCGACGATTTCGCGTCTGTCGGCCGTATTGGACGAAACCGACGACGAAGGGTTGGCCGACGCGATCGAGTCCCTGTTCGGGGAAATCTCGGTCGGCACGGCGCTAACGTATGCGTTGTCGGTTGCGACGTCCGTTGGCGAGTTCGCGCGGAACGAGGCGGCCGCCGCCGCTGACCTTGCGGAGAAAACGTGGGTGGTCACGTCCGGCAATCCGCGTTCGTCGCACGCGTCCCTCGACGGGGAGACGGTGCCGCGTTCGGACACGTTCTCCAATGGCGCAATGTTCCCCGGCGACCCGTCGTTAGGAGCGGACGAAAAAGCGAACTGTCAGTGTCTCGTTGACTGGGGCGTCTGACGTGCCGTATTTCGTGACGAACGACAACCCGGACTGTTCCGGGTGGGCGGTGGAGAAAGACGACGGCGAAGTGATCGGGTGTCACCGCACCCGCCGGGAAGCGATCGACCAAATGGTCGCCGTATCACTCGCCGAGGACATCGAGCCGGGCGGCGAACGTTCGGCAAAAGCCGTTCCCGATGACCGACGTCCGCCGCAAGGGGCGCGCGAGGAAGCGGAACGCGGGTTGGAGTGGCGTCGTGAATACGGACGCGGCGGAACGCCGGTCGGCGTCGCGCGTGCCCGGGACATCGCGAACGGGGAGAACCTGTCGGTGGATACGTTGCGGCGTATGGTGTCGTATTTCGCAAGGCACGAAGTCGACAAACAGGGTCAGGGGTGGAGTCCCGACGAGGACGGTTACCCGTCGGCGGGGCGGATCGCGTGGGCGTTGTGGGGCGGTGACCCGGGCCGCACGTGGGCGGAACGTCTGGTCGCGCAGATCGACGCGGACGAGTCGTCCGTTTCGGACAACGCGGCGAAACGCGGCACTCGTCCGGCGGTGAAGGTTCTACGCAAGTCCTCTCCCGCACGTTTCGAAGTCAAGGCCGCGTCCGATGACGCGCCGCACGGCGAGGTTACCGCGCTCGTATCCGTGTTCGGTAACACCGATCTCGTCGGCGATCGGGTTATGCCCGGCGCGTTCGCTGACAGTCTGAAAGAGATTGCCGACGCCGGTCGTTCTATCCCGTTCATCTGGTCGCACGACTGGGGCCGCCCGGAGTCGTTTCTCGGTGTGGTGCGCGACGCGAAGGAAACCGACGAGGGTCTCGTCGTTCGTGCGTCCCTGTTCGACACGCCGACGGCGCAGCACGTCCGCCAACTCCTCGCCGAGGGTGCGGTGTCGGAGTTCTCGTTCGCGTATGACGTGATCGACGCCGCCCCCGGTAAGGACGGCGTGACCGAACTCCGGCGCTTGTCGATTTTGGAAACAGGACCCACACTAAAAGGGGCAAATAGCGAAACCCACCTAATCGGAGTGCGGTCCGCCCTTCTCGCGGAGAAGGCGGCGGCGGACGAACTGACATTGGGCGATTTCGTCACGTTCGACGGCGGCGAGGGCCGGGTCGAATACGTTATGACGGAAGGCGAGTTCGGTATCGAGGGCGACCCGTTGTCGCTTGCCGCGTCAGCCGACGACCCGTTGGCGTTGGTGCGTGTCTATGAGGACACCGACGGGGAAGCCGTCGCAACGAACACGTTCCGGGGTTTCCGGTTCTCTGAACTGACGAAATACGAAGAGGAAGGCGAGGCCGCCGATACGGGCGCGCGTGAAAAGGCCGCCGCCCCCGGCACCCGTCAGAAGGTCGGACGGACACTATCCGCGAAAAACGAGGAGCGCATTCGCAACGCGAAGAACCTTCTCGGCGAAGTGCTCGGTTCGATGGAAGGCAACACAACAGGGGAACCTGTCAAGGCCGAGGAACCGGTGACGGTCAAGGCCGAGGAACTGGGACTGTCTGGTGACGTTGCGCGTTACCTTCTCGATCTCGCCGAGATCGGGTCATAACAAGCACCGACCAACAACACAAGGAGAAACCCGGTGAACAACCTCATTGAGAACGCAAAGCAGATCGCGGCCGCCGCAGCAGCGGAAGGTCGCGCCCTTACCGCCGAGGAGCGCGAGACCGTCGAGTCCGCGATCGCCGGCGCGAAGGCCGTCAAGCAGGACGCGGAACTCCGCGCGGCCGTCGAGTCTCTCGGCGCCGAACTCGGTTCCGTCAAGCCGCAGGAAGAGGGCAAGAAGGCCCGCACCGCCGGGGAGCGTTTGCTCGCCGATGGTTCGTTCCGTCACTGGCTCAACGGCGCAACCGCTAACGGTGTCGTGGACGCAAAGTCCGTCCCGAACTCACCGTCGGTTCCGGTCGGTGGTCTGAAAGCCACGATCACCGGTGCGTCCGACGACTACGCCGGTTCGCTCATCGACGCGCAGCGTTACGCCCCTGTTGAGGCCGCTTACGCCCGCGAACTGAACGTCCTGTCCCTTCTCACCCTTGCCTCGACGACGTCTGACGCCGTCGAGTTCGCCCGGGTGCTGAACTACGGCGCAGGCGACAGCGTGAACGCCGCCGCACCGAAGGCCGAAGGCACCGCAGGTGACGAGTCCACGATGAAGTTCGTGAAGATGACCGCGAACGTCCGCGACGTGCGCACGTTCATTCCGGCGTCTGTGCGGGCACTCAACGACGCCGCGCAACTCCAATCACTCGTCGACGCATTTATCCGTTCGTCGATCTTGGACGAGGTCGCCGATCAGGTGATCAACGGCGACGGACTCGGTGAGAATATGGAAGGTCTGTTGGAGGTCAGCGGCACACAGTCGCAGGCATTCGACACTGACCTGATCACCACGATCCGTAAGGCGATCCGCAAGGTGCGTCACACCGGCAACGGTCGCCCGTCGGCCGTTCTCCTGAACCCGGCAGACGACGAGCAGATCGACCTCCTGAACGACTCGGGCGTGTTCCTGTTCGGTGGTCCCGCTGGTGCGGCAACTCCGACGATCTGGGGCGTGCCCCGCGTCGTGGACGCCGCAGTGCCGGAGGGAACCGCGATCGTCGGTGATTTCCGTGCGGCGGTCCTCTGGGAGCGTCAGCCGGTCACCGTTGCGGT